AGCGGCGAATTCCAAGAGAGATGTGGTGTTGCATTATCAACAATAGACAAATACTATGAACACATCGTAGGCTGAGAGTGTTCTTAAAAATCACGTGAGTATGGTAAGCGGAAAGAGCCAAAGTAGAATCTTGTCTATAAAAACTCCAGGGCTGTGATAGCCTACCTATTGCCTAAATGAAAAACACTATCACTTATATCAAATAGAAAAAAACTTTAACAACGAGTGACAACGAGTTGTTAGGCCAAACGATAGTTTGTGCCTGACCATACCACCAAAGAGATTGGCAAAATTAATGGTCGCATCTGACCTATTGGATTTGTTATAATCAAGTTATGGTGAAAGGTAGTTGTTTAAATGATTCAATTGAATCCTCAGGTGAATTTATTCAATTACCTAAACCATATATGGTATCAAACAGTTATCTTCATAACTAGGTCATAATCTCTGTTTGATACCACTCCTTGAAATTATGAAAGAATATAGATCACAGCAATTGACAGCACCCCAAGATGGAGTCTTCAAGATAAAATGTGGTGCCAGTGAGACCACGATATGGGTCAAGCAGGATCAAACAATACAGGTTGTATGGGAACCAGAGCCAAATGAAATACCTGATAGCGATTAGTCTCGTCCATATTCTATTTGGGACCTATCTATACTTCTACTTCCTATAAATATTTGTATGAAACAAGGAAGACCTGAAAACACCGTCATATACAGAAAACAAGATAGCAAAGGATATGACATCCAATTGCAAACTGTAGATCAGGTTTACCAATTAACATACGATCACAAGATCGCGTTGATCAGACACGATAGGAAAGTGATCAACGGTGGTTTCAAATATGCAAAGACCTGTTGGAGCACCAGGGCAAGTGCCATTCGTGCAGTTCACAAATACAATAAATTTTTTGCTACCACTGGTTTTGGTTTCATTGAAATAGATATGTTCGGCAACCCAGAACAAGGAGTAGCCATATGGCCAAAGTCAAAGAACAAGTAGTACATACAAGTATCAAAAAGAAAACGTCAATTGGTTCAGGAAGACATTCCAAAGCAATGATGAACAAGTCAAAAAGACGAAGTTATAAAAAATACAATAGACAGGGAAAATAAATTGTGTGGATTTGGTATCAAAATCCTAAAACTGATATTTGGTATAGAACTAGAGAAGATGATTGGTTATTACACAATCGTTTGACACACAGGAGTTCAGGTTATCAGGTGCAAACACAAAAGTTTGTGAAACAATACTTCCAAAATCGTTCTGCAAGGTCAGCCATTGATGTTGGTGCACACACAGGTATGACAGCAGTGGCCTACAGTGGTATATTTGAACAGGTCAAAGCATTTGAACCTATACCAGAGTTATGCTTACAGGCAGTGAAAACTTTGGATAAGAACAAATGTACTAATGTGAAACTGTATAGTTTTGGATTAGGTGCAGAAGCAACGTCAACTGTTTTTAAATATCTACCAACAAGTTCATTTGCCACACATAGGAATACCAAAGGCACTATTACAGCACAGATTAAACCTTTAGATGATTTAAAAATAGATTGTGTTGATTTCATAAAGATAGATGTTGAAGGAATGGAAGCAGAAGTAATACAAGGTGCTTGGCAGACAATCATAGACAATGAACCTTTGATCCAATTTGAATACAAACCCAAGTTTGCCGACAAGCAAAAAAACAACATAGAACAGATGTGTGAAGATTTAGAAAAGTTAGATTATGAGATTGTAGACAAAAAAGGCGTTGATCGTAGAAGTTCCAAAGAGTGCGATTTATTTGCTATTTCACGGGGGTACTAACACCCCAGGTGGTGGCTTTGACCCCACTGTAGGGGTCTTAAAATGAATCTTTTTTAAGCAGTAAGTAGCAAATATATGATGATATTGCTTATTATGATAATTTCCATATTTTTTATTTTTTAAAATTCATTTACTGATTCAACCGCAGTTGGTGACCATAATAATACTTCGCCTTCGAATTTACTTTCAAATGCACACCAAACCTTATAAGGATCTGTGTTTGGGTCAAATTGTTTTATCATTGGTTTTGTTTTTGATACCTTAGCAAACCTATTAGCAAACCATATTGCCTTGTCCTTATCAGTAGTCCAACTCCAATCATAATCAAGTTTGCAATTACCGTCATATCCTCTGTATAACATTTGAGGTGATTTTAACCATTCTTGTGTGTGTTTGTTAATGCCAGGTGTGTTGCTGAAAATAGTGTGCCAGGCTTCTACGTTCTTATATGGGAATTCAGTTCTTTGCCAAACTTCTGATACTATGTTCCAATATTGTTCAGGATCTTTAGGCAAATCATCATCATAAGCCGCATCAAATAAAACTTCTAATTGTTTGTTCCTATCGTAAAAGTAAAAACCTTGTTTACCATTTTCTTGTTTATAAGGGCGACCCGTCCACCAACTTTTATGTAATCTATCGTAAATGATTTCCATTTTTTATTTCTCTTCAAACAGTTTATTATAATTGTCAATTAAGCCGGCTTGTTGCAGACAATCTCTATAAAAATTATTCCATTCAACAAAAACTCTTTTATCAGCATCTGCTTTTTCTAGAAAACCTATGTGTTCAACATCTCTGAATAGCCTATCCCAATGGTATGCACAATAATCTCTATAATTTACTTTGCGATCTTCACTGTAACCTTTTTTTGAATCATATATTTCAACAACCCCACCACTTTCTTTAAAGGCCCAATGATGTTTTTTAATGAAGTCCCAATAATGAGCGGGTGCAGATAACTTGTGGAACAAATAATCTTTGCCTGTATTAGAAGCAAGATAAGTTTGTGTACCTTTATCCCAAGTGGTCATATACAACATAGTTATTCTATTTTTTATTATTATTATAATTGTAACATAGAAACAAGATCTGTCAACAACCTAATTTATCCAAAAAAAAACCCCGTTTAACCAGTTAAAATAGCAGATTTGATAAATAAAATTAGTGTTTGATAAGTCAGTTTGACATATTAGATGCTCCTTAAATTGTATATCGTGTGAAAGACCCTCGTTATCTTCCGGTAGCGGGGGTTTTTCTTTTGCTAAATATTTTTAACTTAACTTCAATAGAAAGGTAACAATATAATGGCAGGACGAAAAAAGATAGTTGATGACAACTACGAAAAAATCTTAAAAGAATTTTCAAACAAATATTTTGATAACGAATTAAAACACGGTAATGACTTATTCAGTGAAGATGCTTGGCCTAAAAAAGAGGACAAGGACTATGTTAAGAAAGCAACTTTCCTAACTAACTGTAGAAAATCACATCTTATGTTGCTTAAACAAATGGCAACTCACATCAGTGGTTTAAATAATGCAACTGAAACAGATCCTAACAAAGATGGTGAAGCAGAAAAATTATTAAAACAAGCAATGGAACGTATGACACCTAAACAAGATACTAATGAAACTGTTAACGATGGCAATCCAGTGAATAAAGATGAATAATGAAAGTACCTTTCAAAGTATTTCTAGACACCCAAAATATTTTAAGTGGAATGACAACACCACCACTTCATCAAGATGTTGCTGAATGGTTGGAAAGAAATAGAAACCAACCAAGAAAAATATTACAGGTATTCAGGCACGCAGGTAAAAGTTATATCCTTTGCTGTTATGTGGCTTGGAAATTATTAACTGATCCAAACTATACCTGTATTATTGTTTCAGCAAAAAAGAATTTGGCAATGAGGAATAGTATGATGATACGAAGTATCATTGAATCAAATCCTTTGACCCAACATTTGAAAAGTGATCTGTATAGTTGGCAGGCAAGTCAATTCACAGTTGAAAGAGATTCAATACAATTGAACCCAAGTGTTACAGTAACTTCAATGGTATCAAGTTTTACTGGTATGCACGCCGATGAAATAATTGGTGATGATATTGAGGTTGCAACTAATGTACTGACACAAGATGCAAGGAATTTTATTAAAGATAGAGCAATGGAGTTTGGTAAAATTGCAAAAAGGATTTTGCTAGTGGGAACTCCACACAGTGAAGATTCAATTTACAGACATTGTAAAGCAGTTGGTTATGACAAAGAACTAAAAATACCTGTGTATAACAAAGAAGGTGAACTTGCTTGGCCTGATCACCCAGAAAAAATGTTTACTTGGGAATGGTTAGAAAGAATAAAAAATGAATCAACAGAAGGTGATTTTAAATCACAATATCTACTAATACCTGCAAAAACTTATGACACATTAATAGATCTAAATAAAATTAAAGTTTACGATGAAGAACTTACATACCAACACTTACCACAACCTATGGGCAATTATATTCCAATAGTTAGAATAGGTGAAAACCAAATACAAAGAATGGTAGCAAGTTGGGATCCTGCTTTAGGGTTAAGAGGCCGTGATGATAGTGTATTGGCTGTAACTTGTAGAGATGTAAATGGTACTGTTTATGTCCACGATACTATTGAACTTTCAGGTGCAAAAGATAAAGAATTTGATCAACAATGTGAAGAAATAATTAGAGCCTGTGACAAATATAAAATAGGTCACGTTTATCTAGAGGAAAACTTTTCGCCAACTTTGAAAACAGAACTTAAAAGAAAAATATTACAACGAAAAAAGAAAATTGTAGTTATTGGTGAATTTAGAAATACTAACAAATTAAACTTTTTAGCACAAACACTTGAACCTATCATTAAAGTAGGCAAATTGAAAATCCATAAGCGAGTAGCAGATCACGGTAAGTTTATGAGCCAACTTGAAGAGTTTCCATACAACAAGATGGATGACTTTATTGACGCCACAGCAATGAGTATAAGCAAACTACCTGAACCTGCTGTAGATGTATCTAAAATAGCAATGATACAAAGTCCACTATCGTTTGCTGGTGGAAAATCCAAGATCACATAAATACTACTGTCAGAAAAAGGTAATTTTATGGGTAGATCAAGCGGTTCATCAGGCGGTGGAAATAACAATAATAAAGGTTATCAAGGTCCAAAAGGACCAGTTGCCCCACCAAGTATTCAAACAAAAAAAGTTAATAAATTAAGACACGACAGAATTGTTGAAAATACTGTTCAAGCAATAACAAAAAAACAAACATCTGATCCTACTAGAATGCAAGGTAGTGCAGATAGAAAAGCAGTAGAAAAAGCAGTAGGAATGAGACCAGGAAATTATGTGGTTGATTCAAAAGGTATGCCTCTTAGAACAAAATCAGGAAATCTTGTTTTAACTAGCAAAGGTCAAAAAGAAGTTAAAGCAAATATGAGAAGAATACCTTTATCAAAAGCACAATTTGAATCACAAAAGAAAATATCAAATGTGCTGACTATACCTTTAATGTTAATTCCAGGTGGCGGACTAATAAGAGCAGGAATTAAAAACAAACAACAAAACAATGTGTTTGAAGGTGGTAAAATTGTTAGCACATATGGTGGTGAAAACTTATTAAGTGATGCTGAAAGAGATGCAGTAGCATCAGCACAGGCAGGTAAACCTGTAACTTTAAGAAGTAGAAAAAAGAAAACATTATTAAGCACGGTGTTTGATAGTACAGCAGGTAAACTTGGTGTGGGAGGAAATCTATAATGGGTATGGTAATAAAACCAATTAAGCGAATTCCACCAACAACGGATCCAACAATTAGAAAACAATTTGTTGAAACGCCAGCACCTATTCCAGCACCAACAGAGATGCAAGAATCAATAAATATTAATGATGAAGACACGAAAATACAAAAAAGGAAAAAATCAATGTTAGCCAACCCTGCACAAGGATTGGGAACAAGCGGAGGATTATTATAATGGGTAAAGTATTTAGAAAACCTAAAGGTCCATCACCTGAAGAAATTGCTAGAGCAAATTTAAAAGCACAGCAAGAAGCAGAAAGAATTGCGGCGGCACAGGCAGAGGCTGACAAACAAGAGGCTCAGGCAAGGTTTGCGGCAAGTGATGAGCGAAAAAGACAACTTAAGAGAAAAGGTAGAAGAACTATGATTGCTACACCTTATGGTTACCTAGGTGATCAAAGTGATTTTGGCACAACAGGTTCTTTGTTAACATAGTATGGCAGAAGCAAATTTTTCATATGTAAAAAATCTGTTGAGTAAAGCCAAAGCGGCTAGACAGAAACACGAGGGTGAAATAAGTGAATCATATTCATACACATACCCCGACAGAGATATTTGGGTTAGTTCAGATACTTCTGGTGATAGAAATAAAATTTACGATAATACAGCCGTAGAAAGTGTCGGCAATTTAACTTCAACTGTACTTTCACTTTTAATACCACAGAATCAACAATGGGCATACATTGATGTAAGATCAGAAGTTAAAAGTAAAATAGCACCTGACATTAGAAGAATGTTAGATACAGCAAACAAGACTGTTTTTAATACTTTAAAAAATAGTAACTTTTACGTTGCGGCAGGTGAATCAATAACAGATTGTATCATTTCAGGAACAGGTGCAATTTGTGTAATGAATCCATTACAAGGAAATGGTATGGATTTTATGAGTATTCCAACAAGTCAATTATATTTCTTAGCAAATTACAAAGATGATATTGATGTGGTGTTTAGAGAACACGAACTATCAGCACAAAGTATATTTGAAAGATATGGTGATCAAACACCAGATTTATTAGATATTGCTAAAAAAGATCCTGAAAAGAAAATGCCAGTATTAGAAGCAGTATTTAGAGAAGTTGGCGACAGTGATTTTTGTTACCACGTATATGCTGGAAAAGATATGCAATTGGTTTCAAAAGAATATCTACCAGTTAATCCATTTATTATTTTTAGATTTTCAAAAGTAATTGGTCAAACCTGGGGTATGGGGCCTTGTCGTAGTGCATTACCACATATTCGTACTGTAAATGAAATGCAAAAAATGTTGTTGCAATCAGTGAGTTGGCAAACAATGGGTGCTTGGATGGTTAACAGTGATACAACAGTTAACTTTTCAAATATGAAATTACAACCAGGCGAAATTATTACAGTTGATCAACCATTACAACCAGTTCCTTTTCCAGGTAACTTTAATGTCAGTCAGGTAGCAATACAAGATGCACAAAGTACTATTAGAAGACATCTATACAATGATGCTATGTTACCGCCAGGTGAATCAAAGTATATGACAGCAACAGAGATACAGGCCAGACAAGCAGAGTTCTATAGAAGAACAGCACCGTTTGGTTTAAGACTTGAACAAGAATTCCTAAGACCTTTAATCAATACACTGGTTACTAAATTACAATTAAGAGGTTTACTTCCTGAGTTTGTATTAGATAACACAGCATTTGAATTGGTAGTAAATTCAGCAGTGAAAAAAGGTATTGCAATGACTGAAATAAACAGAGATATGCAGTTATTGAGTATGGTTTCACAGTTAGGTCCAGAGGCTATGCAGGCAGTAGACACAGCCAAATTAGCAAGAAAGATATTAACTGATGGTGATATGAGTCCTGATGTAATTAGATCAGAACAAGAAATTCAACAAAAACAAGAGCAGATGAGAGAACAAATGGCACAGCAACAACTAATGCAGGCCGCACAACAAGTTATAGATCCAAATGCTCCACAAGAACCACAGCAATAATATAAAATTTGTTACAGGTAGAGACTATGACAATCCTAATGGATTCCAAACTCTCTACGATATGGTCAAGCGACAGGTTGAAAGTACATATCCGGGCGAATATGATCCACAGTGGTTAAATTGGATGATCAGATTAGATCAACAACGCAATGGTTTCACAGTAGGTATTGAAGAAGATGGCGAACTCAAATGTTTGCTAGTTGCTGAATGGCAATACAATATGTGGCGAAACATAAAAGAAGTTAACATAGTTGGTATCCTTACAGCCTTGAAATGCCATTACAGTTATGTGGATATGATGTTGGACAGGTTAGAACTGTGGGGAAAACAACAAGGTTGCGACAGCATAAATATTTTTACTTGGGATAGCAGAAAAGCATACCAACGTTGGTGCGAACGAAAAGGATTTAGTTTGCAACAATTTACTTACACAAAGGAACTGAAACGATGAAACAAGATGAACTAAAAAAGATATACAAAGAGGTGTTCACAACACCGTCAGGAAAGAAAGTGTTCTATGACTTACATAGGATAGCAAACCAAAGCAGATTAGATCAAGATGCACCTAATCCATATGCCTGTGTTTATAAAGTTGCACAACAGGCCTTGCTAAAACGAATAGAAAATATGTGCGACACAGAAAGAACAGAAACAACTAACATAATAGAACGGAGATAACAACAATGACAGACGAAAACCAAACAGTATCAACAGAAGCAACACCAGAACAGGCACAACAACAAACAAATTTGTTAGGTGAAGCACCTGCACAGGATACAAATCAAACAGTAAAGACAGATGCAGTTACAAGTGAAACAGAACCAGGAAGACCAGAGTGGTTGCCTGAGAAGTTCAAGACACCAGAAGACTTTGCAAAGAGTTACACGGAACTTGAATCAAAAATATCTGAATCACCCAAAGCACCTGAGAAATATGACTTCAGTTTCGCTAAAGATATGGAACTGGATATGAACGAAACTCAGGAAAAAGAAACAGCAGATATGTTCAAACAGTACAATCTAACACAGGAACAGGCCAAAGGTATGTTGGCACTATACTCAGACTCAATGAAAGCATTCGCTGAACAAGTCCAAAGCCAAGGTCCACAGATTGACGCCACAGTGGAACAGGGCAAGTTGAAGAGCAGTTGGGGTAATGAATACGACAACAACATAGCACAGATGCGGAACTTCACCAACACTTTGAGCAAAGATACTTTGAATGCACCCTTGGCCAACACGGCAGAAGGTGTGCAGTTGATTATGGATGCTATGAAGTATAGGAACGGTGGCAACCCAATAGCGGAAACAGGATCAGCACCTGGTATAACATCAGTGTCAATAAGACAGAAGATCGCTGACCTACGAGAAAGCAAAGAGTATCAGTTACCACAGGGCACTGAACTGGGTGACAATGTGAGAAGTGAGATATACAGATTGTATCAGCAATTGGATAGACTTCCCAAAGAGTAATGTTAAAGATAAGGTTGGTGCCACAGCAATACAGAAGGATGGACTATTTGGAAAAAGACCTGCGAAAAGCAAAAGACCAAATGCAATCATACCTTGATAATTGCAGAGGTGGCACTGATCCTATACTGATCAAAGTACACGAAACTAATATTAAATGGCGACAAAGCATAATAGACCGACGACTGGCACATCCATACAGCAAACCTGCTAACTTCAGAAAACCCAAGCAAGATGAAGCCTAACATACAGCACGTGGTTGAGTTTGACTACCTGAGCAAACAAGATATGAAACGTGTGCTGAAGTGGTGCGAGACCTGTTGCTTCAAACCCTACACCACACACATAACTGATCGCAGTTATAGATTCCTATTCAAGAGCAAGTATGACTGCCAACTGTTCATACTACAACACAGATGGTTCTTTGATGATCCCTCTACAGACAGTTGGATAGAAGAAAACCTGGACTAAAAGATCTTTACACAACTACTAGAACTACTACTATTACTGATACTATAAGACTACTATGAGATAGATAGAAGTGATGTGCTGTGATATTCTTATTATGCGTTATTAACAATAGGAAATGTTATAGAAGGACACACAACACACCACTCCAACAGATTATAATACAAAGAGTAATAAGTTAACTTTGCACTACAAATATATTTATATAAACATATTGAGAACGGTGATCTAAGGTGGGAAAGATGGGTAACAGTTTAGATAGTTAGGGAACTATGGGAACTGTGATTTATGTGATGTGTTGTATATTGATAATAAGATCTTTATGATGCCACCACTTACGGGGAAAGCATTCACACTTAAAACAACACCAGAGACACTACATATAGTCTGATCACCATATGATCTCCATTGACCAACCACTCAACCAAATGTGTTTGAAATGTGTTTGAAATGTGTTAGCCACCATATGGTCACCTTAGACCTACCGTGGGGGTGGCACTACATCTTGTGGTTGGTCTCATAATGGTTCACGGTGGCCCCAAGGTGGATCAGAACCTTCCATTTTGTGCTGTAAAATTTGGGATGAGGCCTCAGGGTAGGGCGGTGGGTCCATCTTTTTTGGCCAAATTTGGCAGAAATGTGGTGTAAAATATTTGCACCCCCAAAAAAACACGGTTGATCGTGCTGTGGCGAGTGTGAAAAAAAACTCTCGTATTTTTGCTTAAAGCGGAAAAAGATCTTTCCCATAGTTCAACCGTTCTTCAACCGTTCTTCAACCGTGTGCAACCGTATAACTATTCCTGGCGGTAGGTTAGACCATCTGTGGTATCATAGGCCATCAGAGAATGGTGCAATTCCATTTGCCGCTACCACCGTGAGCCACCTTTCTCAACACTCCACCTTTAAAGGTATTCCACGGTGGGCCACGGTGAGTAAATACACTGGAACAGAGAGGACTCCCTTCAGTGTCAAGAAGACCGTTATCGTACACAGCCAAAACCTTGAATAAAAATAAGACCGTGACAGGCAGGGGTTGCCACCTTTGGACCAAGACCATAAACACCCAAGGTTACGGAGTTTGCACACACGATAGACGTGTGTGGTTGGTGCATCGTTTGAGTGCCAAATTGAATCGTGTCAGAAACTATAGACACCTTGACAGCAACGTGGTGCTCCACCTTTGCGACAATCCCCGATGCTTCAATCCCAAGCATCTGCAGATTGGCACACAACGAGAGAATATGAAGGATATGAAAAGGAAAGGCAGATGGAACAAATTCAACCGCGGTTAGATTCATTTCCTGCTGTGCATATGACGTTTGAACATTGGGTTCATTATGTATACGGTTATTCGCACACAGAATTTGACGAACACATACACAAATTAAAAATCGCATACGACGAGATCTTTTGGTCAAAGCACATAAATACAACTAGCAAACGGACTACCTGACCCTAACGGACAATCTTGTATTCAGTTTGTGAGTTCTAGAACCCAAACTATGAGAGGATAATCTCGCGAGAGACCCTACATACAAGGATAATTCAATAACGTTTTAACTTTAATTTTATAAACATAGAAAAATAGCAAAGGAGAAATATTATGACAGCAGTAGGTAATAATCTTTCAAATGCATTCGTAACTATGTTCGGCGATGAAGTTACTCACGCATCACAACAAATGCAAAGTAACTTACAATCAGCAGTTAGAACAGTTAGGGGTGTAACAGGTAGCACTTATAAATTTCCACTTTTAGGAAAAGCAGGTGTTATTAAAAATAAAACAGCACATCAAGACATCGAGGCTATGTCAGCAATTGACATCAACACAGGTTCATCAGGAACTCTAGATTTAGATTCAGGAACTTACGTGGGTGATTCAACAGGTGCAACAGCGGCGGCAGTTGATGTGATGAACACACTTTCAAAAACAGCAACAATCAACACTTATTCAACAGGTGAATACATTGATGATTTTGATGCTTTGAAAACAAACGTAGACTTAAGATCAGCATACGCTCAATCAATTGCAGGTGCAATGAACAGAGCATATGATAAAGTAATCATTGATGCCTTAGATGCAGGTGTTTCAGGCGAAGTACTAGCATTAGAAGACGATTCAGGTAACAATGAATTAACAAGAGCAACTATGGTAACAATCCATAAAGCACTAAATGACAAAGACGTTCCATTGAGCGATAGATGGTTAGTAGTAAGTCCGGCTGGTTATGCTGACATACTTGCTGATACAACTATGGTTTCAGCGGCGGCTGGTATTCATTCAGATGCTTTAAGAACAGGTGTTATCAACAACGTTCTTGGCTTTAATGTTATTATGTCAAATCTTTTAACAACAGTAAACACAGCAGACAAAAGAGGGTTCGCATTCCATAAAAATGCAGTTGGTTGTGGTGTTGGTAAAGATATCACTACATTAATTAACTATGTTCCACAAAAACTATCAACTTTGATAGCGGCTGAATTCTCAGCAGGTGCAGTAGTTATTGATCCGAATGGTGTAGCATCATTTGGTATTAATGCATAATTCTAATTGATCTTAGAATTAGAACAACGATCAAGGGCGGTAGAGGGAGACTGAAGCCGCCCTTTTTTAATGACTAAATAATACACATAAGGATCTTATAAAATGGCAACAACAAAATTCACAATAGCAACACAGTCACTCTTAAAAATTGGTGGTAATCCAATCTCAAGTTTTGATGGAACAGATAGAGAATCAATTGTGGTATCTAATATGTACGATGACACTAAAAAGTCATTGTTGTATTACACATTTTGGAACTTTGCTACACAGAAAGCAACATTGTCAGCATTGGTAGAAACAATAACTGATGCCAGTTACAACTATGTGTATCAATTACCAGGTGATTACATCAGAGTTAAAGGTATATTTGATACGGGAGGTGTTAAACACACTGACTATTCAGTAGAAAAGAATAAAATCTATGCAAATATTTCACCTTTAAACATTGAATACATTCAACTCAAAGATGAATCTGAATTTCCACCTTTCTTCACAGAAGTATTGATTGCGAAATTGGCTTACGAAATTTGCGAAGCAGTTACAGGTGTTGGAACATTACAAGACAGACTTGCACAAGACTATGAAAGAAAACTTAGAACAGCGAAAACAGTTGATGGACAAGAAAATCCACCACGTAGTTTGCTTGATGAAGGTAGATTGGTCAGAGCAAGATCAGGTACAACAGGCACAGTAATATTTCCAAGGAGTTAATTAGATGGCACAAATTAAAGTCGTCCAAAACTCTTTTACATCAGGTGAAGTAGGCGAGTATCTTGATGCAAGAGAAGACTTGGACATTTATACAACTGGTGCAAAGACAGTTGAAAACTTTTTCGTATTACCACAAGGTGGTCTATTAAGAAGAACTGGTTTTGAATACCTTGCAGGAACAAACCTAACTGGAACAGATGAAAGTGCAACAGGTTTTATGAGCCACGCAAGATTGATTCCATTTAGATTTTCAACAGACCAAGAATATGTTTTGATTTTAGAAAGATCAGCGGCAGGTGATGGTAAGTTTCACGTTTACAAAAACGGAACTTATGCAACAACAGTAACAGATAGTTTATGTGGTTGGACTTCTGCTAACATCAATGAATGGCGATTTGCACAAACATTTGATACAATGATATTAGTACATCCAGACTATGCTCCTGTTCAGATAACAAGATCAACACACACTAATTGGTCAATAGCCGCTGTTACTCATAGTTTCTTACCATTAGCAAACTTTGACAATGGTATAACTTTAACACCAGGTGCAAAAACAGGAACAGGTATTACAATAACAGCATCAGCAGATCCAAGTTCACATTTTGCAAACAATGACTATGTTAGAATAAATGGTGGACTAGTAAAATTGACATCAGTTAGTTCATCAACAAGTATAACAGCAAACGTAGAAGAAGACTTAAACAGCACGTCGTTGTCAGGATCAACTGAATACCAACAAACGGCTTTTAGTGCAACTAAAGGTTATCCTAAATCAGTTACCTTTCATCAAAACAGATTGATATACGGTGGTAGCAAAAACAAACCACAAACAATATTTGGATCACAAACAGGTGACTTCTTTAATTTTAAACCAACAGTGGCAACAGTTGATGGTTCAACTACAACAGGTTCAGTTACAGATGATAGTGCATTTGCATTTACAATTGGTGCAGATACTTCAAATGTAGTTAGACACGTTGTATCCAAACAAACATTATTCATTTTTACCAGTGATGGCGAATTTGAGATGACTGGTTCACCAGTGACTCCAACTAATGTTAATATTAGACTTCAGACCAAGTATGGTACTGTGGCTGGAGCACTGAACCCTACAACAGTTGACAACGAAGTACTATTTTGTAGTGCCAATGGTAGAGAACTTAGAGGTTTCGTGTTTGATTTCAACTCAGATTCCTTCTATGCGAAAAACTACACAATCATATCACACGATGTATTAAGCAATCCTCAAGATATTGCTTTTATGAGAGCCCACAGAAACACAAACCAAAACTATGTGTTTGTTGTAAATGATGATGGTGAACTTGCAGTATTAGGTTTGAATGTAGAGAAACAGGTTGCTGGATGGTCAAGATTTAAAACAGATGGAAAATTTAAAAAAGTAGTTGCAGTTCACGATTCAGATACTGATCCAGAAACACAAAGATTGTATGCACTTGTAGAAAGAACAAGAAAAAAAGATGATGGTAATAGTATTACTTGTTACCATTTAGAAAGATTAACTGAAGAATCAGTTTATCTAGATGGCTATATGACTAAGAACACAGGTAGTTCATTTAGCACAATTGGTTCAGCACATCCATTTGCTAATCAAACAGTTAATATTGAAGCAGATGGTATAGTTCACGCAGATAAAACAGTAAGTTCATTTAGCAGTGGAGCAAATATAACACTAGATACAAGTTATAGTGATGTACACATAGGTAAAAATTTCACATCAACATTAAAAACATTAACACTTCCAGTAACAGCAAACGGAATCCCATATAGAGGTGAGCAGATAACCAAAATTAGTGCATTGGCGAATTTAAACAATACACAGGCTTTAAAAATTGACGGAACAGAGATTGATTTTAGATTTGCTGGACAGAATTTAGGAACAGCAATTAGTCCATTTACTGGAACAAAGAAAACTTTTGTAAGTGGTGTATCAACTGACCCATTTGTAACATTGACAGTGGACACACCTTTGAAATCTACAATATTAGGAATCACAACAGAGGTCAAATTTGGACAATAAATATTAGAAAGCAAGGAACTAACTATGCCACAACTATTACCAGCATTACCAACACTAGCACAAGTAGGAACAGCATTAACAACAGCGGCACCTTATATCGCGGCGGCTGGTTCTGTATATGCGGCAACTCAAAGTATGGCACTTGCAGAACAACAAGCAAACATAAGTCAATATCAGGCAAATCAATCAGCAACAGGTCTTAGTTTAAGAACAGAAGATAGAAAACGAAAGTTAAGAAGAACAGTTGGTGCACAAAGAGCCTTGTATTCATCAAGTGGTGTAGCATTAGAAGGAACACCAACAGATATATTTGCGGATACAGCCAGAGAGTTTGCATATGAAGATTATGCAGATAGATTTGACACTTATGCAGGTATGGGTAGCAAATATATGGAAGCAGATGCTTATAGAAGATCAGGTAGACAACAAGCATTTGGTAATTTGTTAGACTTTGGAATTAGTTGGGGGATGAGAGGATAATGAGTTTTGATCAATGGTTCAAAAAAACATTTAACAAACAACCAAAAGATATTTTTTGGTATGATTTGGTAACTGTGTATCTTGATCAATATAAACGTGAAACAGGAGAAATGAACAATGCCAAAAGTAGGAAGTAAAAAATTTAGTTATACAAAAGCAGGAAAAAAGAAAGCCAAGTCTTATGCAAAGAAGACAGGTAAGAAAGTAAGTTACAGGAAAAAATATTAATGGCAAAAATACCAACATATGAAAGCAGAAGAGTACCTAGTGGTAATGTCTCAAGACCAAACTTACCAGATTATAGTGTTCAATTGGCACAAAAAGCCGTCAAGTATGCAAACAATGTTTTAGATAAACAAGCACAAGAAGAAGGTTTGCAAGAAGGTTTTGAAGCAGTAGAACAAGGTACTCAAACTATTGAACAAGCAGAACAAAAAAGTTCTCTTACAATAAGAGGCAAAGCATTTAAAACAGGTGCAAGAAATGCCTTTATTGCAAAAACAAAAACTGATTTAGAAAAACAATTAACTGAATTGTATGCAGACACAGAAGTAAATGCCAATTCAGAAATGTTTAATCAAAAAGTTTCTGAAATAAGAGAAGGTATTGTATCAAACACACCAAGTTCAATAGCACAGGTGTTGTTACCTGAAATTGATGGTGTGTTGGGAAAATATAGTAACCTAGTTTTAGCAAATGAAATAGAATTAGAAGATGCTAACAATACAGGTATTGAAATAGATAGATTATCTACAGTCCTTATACCAAGAATTGAAAGTGATCTAAACAAAGGACTTAATGTTGAAAATGATTTTGCAGAAAGTTTAGCAATATTAGAAGACTTATATAAAAGAAATAAAATTACTACTGAAGATTATTTAAAAAATAAAAATACATTAGTTGGTAGTTTGATTACACCGATATTCAATAACAAATATAGAGCAGAAACAGACAAAGCAAAATTTTTAGAAGACTTGCAAAATCCAGACAGCGGAAAGATGGAAGAGGTAATGCAAGAGATTTATGATGTGTATGGTGATGAATATGAAAAAGTATTTGGTAAAGGAACGTTTCCAATTAACTTAGACATAGCATCACAAGAAGCAATAGTAAGTGCTATATCAAGTTCATTTAGTACTGAAAGTAAATTGTTCAAAGCAGAACTAAAACAATACAAAACAAGTTCAACAACTAGAATTAGCACTATTGTATCTAATGGTGGTGACTTGGAAACAGAATTACCATTTGATCAATTAATGGAAGGTGCTGACAAGTATATGGCTGATGAAGATTACAAACAATCACTGGCTTATACTTGGGAAAAAGGAAAAATAACTTCGCACTATACTAAAGGTATCAAAAATGAGACAATGTCAGGTATTGATGCCAAGTTAAAAGAGATTGATAACGAAATTGAAATAACATCAAAATTAACAGATGTAGATAGTCAAGTTAAACTTGAAGCATTAAATGATGCCAAGATTGCATATCAAAAGAAACAGGTTGAGATTTACGAACAAGTAAACAAAGGCAACTCATATGCAGTAACAAGTATAGCATTTGAAAATTCAGGTTTATTTTTTAATCAAGATGGAACGGTAAGAGATGTGACAACAATGTCAGCAAGTGAATTATATGCAAGACGAGAACTTGTAGCAAATTATTTAGGTATAAAAAATGCAGAAAGTTTTAGTTTGTTTGATCAAAGTGAAATTGATTTTATGAAAGCAGATTTTACAAATGCAAATACACCACAAGAACTCGTCAATGCAGTGAACAATATAAAATTAATGGGTCAAGAGAACAACATTGATTTTATGGGTAAATTGGATTTAGATCCAGAACAAGAAGCATTATTTTTATTAGAAGGTGATGCAAATGCACAACTGTTTATGGCAGAAGCATTATTGTTAAATGAAGAAAACAAAGAACGAATTGGTGATAAGGCAAATGAAATAGATGACAAAGCATTAAGTTATATTAAACAAAAAAACATAACTGGATCACCTTTTGAAGAAAATAGAATTGCAGACATTTGGAGTACTTTATATGCACACGGGTTAGCCAAAGGTTACAACAAAGACAAAGCAAGTAAAGTTGCAAATGAATACATTGAAAAAAGTTTTTATTTTAAAACTATTGAATTAGGAAGCAACGAACAAAATATGGCTTTTCCAAAAACAATGAATGAAGAAGACATAGACAACACTATTGGATACATCCAAGAAGTATTTGCAAATCCTGTTCGTTATGGATTGGACATACCATTAAATGTTAGTGCAGATGAAATCAATTTCAGTGATATGGTTATGCTTGAAAGAAACGGTGACTTTTTAGTTCCAACACAAAGAATAGAGTTTGCAGGTGGTAATTCATTGACAGAAGCATTTAGTGGTTTCAGAATACAACACCCTAGTGAAACTGACAACGCCGCAGTAGAACTATTAAGAATAGCAGTACACCCTAATGACAGGGTGCAACCAGACCAAGATGCACCTTCACATTGGGCTTTTGCAATAGAGTCAACAGATGAAAAAAGTGCAAACAAGTTAGTTAAAAAAGATCTAAAAGTATTTGGTGTAACAACAGGCGAAACTGTAACTGAAGAAAGTTATCAAAATTTTGTTCAACATTATTTCAATATTGCAGATGAATATGGTTACAAAGAAAAAGTAGATGAGTTTGCAACAAACATAGCAGGTAACTTTGCAGACCAAAAAGCAATTACAGGTATTGTTGTAAAAAATATTGCTAATGCAAACAGTTGGACTGAAGATGAGTTTGAATACCTATCACAGTTTTCATCACTAGATGCATTAAAAGATGAAAATGTCAGAAATTATGTGATGGCAGAATGGGACACAATATTAGTTGGTGGTGGCTATGCAACACTAAGAACAGGAAAAAAATTATCACCTCTTGCTTCATTATACGCACTTGTTGAAGAAGCACAAGAACAATTGGAGGGATAATATATGGTGCAAAGATATCAAGTAGGTTGGGTTCCACAAACTAGACAAAACTTACCAGTTCCAAAAGCAGGTGTTTTAGAAAATCTATCTTCAGCATTCAGTAGTGGATTAAATGAAAGATGGGTAGCACAAGGCCAAGATGCTTACACAGAGTGGAAAGCAAATCAAAGCAATCAAATAATACCAGAAGCGGAATGGAATAGTTCAAACATATATTGGCGAAAAGGTATTGATTGGACTCCTAATATGACTTTAGACAAAGCAAAGATTATGTCTCAAGTGTATGATGATGATCAAAAATATCTTGATCTACAAGAAAGAACAGGATTCGTAGGTGATGCTTTAAGAGGTACAACTTGGTTTACTACAATGTTAGTTGCAGATGAAATAAATTTAATTCCATTTGTAGGACAGTTGGCCAAAGGTGCACAATTAATAAAAGCAGGTTCAAGATTGTCCGCACTAGCAAAAGCAGATGTTGTAGGTAGAGTATTACCTAAAGCAGTTAAAACAGGCGGTATAACAGAAGCAGTTGCAAGAGCCAGTGTGTATGGGGCAGGATTTGCAGGTATTGAAAGTTTTGCATTAATGCCAGCGGCTGAAAGAGCCAGAAGAAATGCAGATGTGTCAGCACTACAACAATGGGGCAACTTTGCTATGGGAACAGTATTAGCAGGTGCACTTGGTGGTGGCGGTTTTTGGTTAGGTAAAAAGTTATCTAATAAAGGTAAAGACAATATAAGAAAATTAAATCAAGATGAAGTTAATGGTTCTATAACATCTAACACAGCAAAAACAATTATTAAGACAAGAGATAAAATTAACAAATTAAATGCAAGAGAAGAAATTGTCGATGATTTGGATATGCCAGACATTGATAAAAATGATTTTGGTAATGCAAACATTGATAGAAACACAGGTAAGAAAAGTTTTGAAATAAATGGTGCAACAACAAACAATCCACAAGCACCAATTAAAGCAACAACAAATGCAACAACAGGTACAGTTACTTTAACAGTTACCAAAGACAGTTTAGAATTTGTTATTAGAGCATTACAAAATACATTAAGTGAACCAACAGTTAATATCAAGATAGCAGGTAAAAGAGCCAAAACATTTACTAAAGAACAATTACAAGATGTTGATTTTGTTTTAAATGCATTTAAAGTTGCACCAAAATTACAAACAAAAGCAACAAAATTAATTGTAGTTGATGTAGATGGCAAACCAATTGGTTTTAGAAACAATATAAAAACAGATGAAACTATTGCTTACATAAAAAATGAACAAGGCAAGTATGTTGCACAATCAGTTGATGACAGTAGAAAATTATTAGTTGCGGCAATAACACAAAATCCAAAACTAAAAGCAAAATTATTAGATCAAGTTGGCAAGCCAGTTGTTCAACCAACAAAAACAAAACAAGATATTGAACCACAAGGTCAAAAAGAAACTTATGACATTGAAAACAATCACAAAGATAAAACACACGAAGAAGTTGCAGATGATTTAACTTCAGAAGGTTACAGAAATATCAAAACAACTGATGAACTTACAACGTTACCAAATACAATAGGTGTAAGAAATAGAGTTGTTAAAGCGGCCAACAATGGACAAACAACAGTCAAAGCAACAAGGTATGACCAAGATGGTAACAAAGTTGTTGTTGATAAAGACATAAGTGAAACGACAGCAGTAATGAAAGAATTCAATGATGAAGTTGATGTATTAAAACAAATGGAATCAAAATTAGAAGATGTAACAACTTGTATGTTAACATCAGTAGGATAATATTATGGCAAACAAAAATTGTTTAAAACTTTTTGGTAACAGTCTTTTAGCAAAACTAAAACCTGACGTTATTGAAAGATTAGAAAAAAACATTGAAGTCAAAAAAAGACAATTAGAAACACTTGCTAAGACTACTGAAGTAGATGATTTAGATGCATCATTAATTGGCGGACCACAAGGCGATAATGCAATGAAGCATATTGCAAAAGAAGTTTTAGAAAATGAAGTAAAATTAACAAAACAAAGATTCAAACAAAAATTTGTTGAAGCAGATTTAGTTGATGATGAAATGTTTACTTTACACGAAGCAGTGAGATTTTTCACTGAGGCTTACAAAAAAGAAGGTGATAGTGCCATTGTAAAATATTTTACAGAACCAGAACCAATTACAAAAGCATTAAAAAATAATGATTATGGTCCTTTGATTAATAGAATATTTTTAGGTAGAATGTTTGATGCAACTTATGGATATGGTGGATCATTAGAAAAATTAAAACAATCTACTCACAGTTTATATTGGGGACAGAAAATAGATAAAAAATTATATGACCAAACACAAAACACAAATTGGTTAAGAAAAAATGCAAGTAAAAAAGAAGATGTAATCAGTATATTAGATGATCTAATTGCTATGCAAAAAGATCCAACAATCAAAACATCAGTAAACAATTCAAACACAGTACAATATCAAATTGCAGAAGCAATTAGAGATTCATACAAAATGATGATGAAAGAAAATGCAGAAATAGGTGGCAAGATGAATTTTTATAACATTGTACCTAAAGCAAGATTGAATGCAAATAGATTAGACACACCAGCAAAACAACAAGAAGCAATAAAAGATATTGCAGACAGTTTAGATGATAGAACAGTATTTGAATTAACTGACTTAACTTCTAATGCATCAAAGGTAGATATTGAAGATGCAAAAATTAAATTGGCAACATATGAAGTTGAGAGAGCAGTAAAAGGTGGTCGTGATCAAAATGCATTTGGTATATCAACTGATAAAAACAAAGACTATTTCATTTACAAAGATGGTGCAAGTGTACATAAAGTTATTAGCAAATGGACACAAGAAGAAGATTTTGGTTCATACTTCTTTACACACATAAGAAAGTTAACTGACCAACACGCACTTACAAAAGTAGCAGGTGGTGATCCGATACAATATCTTAACAAGTTAGAAACTAGATTACAGAAAGATCCAATGTTTAGACCTTATGTTGATGACACAGGTTTTAAAGTTATGAAAAGCACGATAGTACATATGGTCAATCCAACAAAAAGCAACAGCAATAGTTTTGTGAGAGCCATATCAGGATTTAGAAATTTAAATTTAGTTAAATTGGGATTCGTTCCACTTGACCAATTGACAGTTGAACCTACTTTAGCATTTTTAAGAACTGTCAGTGATGTTCAGTTTTCAAAAAAATTTAACATAGTTGGTAACATAGGTCCATTACAAGGCAAAAAGAAAAGATTAGCGGCAAGATTTAATGGTGTTGCAATGGAAACACAAATTGGTGCAATTAACAATAGATTGTTTGGTTCATTTAATGAGTCATTAAATGAAGGTGCTTTTGCTAATGTCACAGGTAAGATATCTAACAATTTTATATATTACACAGGTGCTACTTGGTTATCAGATGGACAAGCGGCGGCAACATTTAACGTTTATAGAATGGACATAAGTGAAGCATTTAAAAAAGGTATCCTTTGGAAAAATTTAGACAAGAAACATCAGATGTTTAAAAATGATCTGATCAGAAATGGTATTGATGGTGATATGTGGGATCAGGCTATGAGAGGTTATCAAAAAGGCACGTTTAGAAATATGGATGATGGACTTGGTGGTTTGTTTGATCCAGCATTGATAGAAACAGCAACAAAAAAATTACAAGCAAGAAAAATATCAGACTATGATGCTTGGATGTCATACTTCCAAAAGAAAGTTGATGGCTTTGGTAGAATGAGACCAGGTGAACAAGCACAAGCAAGATTAAGAATGTACACAGACAGTGACACAATTGGTGCTGTGTTTAAAACAATGACACAGTTCAAAAGTTTCACAATGGGTTTTGGTCAAAGAATATATGGTGATGCAAACTTAAAAGGTGGTAAGTTGGGTGTTTTAAAAACAGCAACTTATCTAGGTATAGGACTTATACCAGCCGCAATGGTAAGAGTTCAGATGACAGAAATGGCCAAAGGTAAACCACCTTTGAAATGGGGTGAAGAACTTTGGGGCAGAGCAGTAGTAAGATCAGGTATCACAGGTTGGTTAGGTTTAGTATTTTTTGATGACTTTATAAAAGATGCATTAAAAAGTTTCAATCCTGAAGAATATGATGAAGTGTCAGAAAGACAATTAGTACTTTCATTAATGGATGACATAGCAGGTATAACTTTTTCAACATTGGTACAAACATTGGCAGGTGGTGCGTCAACTATACTTGAAGGTATTAGACAAGCCGCAGGCGATGATGATGCTGATGTAGTGGACAAAGGTTTAGCAGAAGTAACAGATCTAATGAGATCATTTGCACCAAATGGAGTAATTATAAGTTACTTAATGAATTATATGATCTACGATGTTTGGCAAAAAATGATCAACGAAGATGCATACTACAAGCGACAAAGCAATATTGAAAAACGAATGGAGGAAAATTACTCAGGTGGAGCACAAAATCTATATGAGTGGTTAGAACAATTTTAGGAATAAATATTAAAGTTAAGGATAATTTCATATGGCAGTAACAAGTACAACACCCAGCGTTCAATTTACAGCAAACGGATCCACAACGGAGTTTGCTTTTACTTTCGTTGTTCCAGCAAGTGATTCAGGTGGAACAATTACTACTTCAACTGGTTCAATATCAAGTGGTGACCAAACATTAACAGTAACAGCGGCAGATTTTTTCTATACATCAGATTTGGTTGGTAAAGCAATAACAGTTGCAGGTGCTGGATCAGGTTCAGCAACATTATCAACAACAATATTATCAAGAACAAGTGGCACAGTAGTAGAACTAACTGATGCGGCTTCAACAACAGTTTCAGGTCAAAATGTTGTGGTAACAACAGGGGCTTATGCAACAACACTTAATACAAATTCAGATATTAAAGTTTTTGTAGATGGAGTGGCAAAAACTATTGGTGAATCAAATGACTACACGGTTTTATTAAACGTTGGTGATGATTCCAACAAAGCAGGTAAAGTAATTTTCAATTCAGCACCATCAAATAATTCTATAGTAACAATCCAAAGAGATGTTACACTAGCAAGAACAACAGACTTCCAAACAGGTGGTGCTTTGACAGCCAAAACATTGAACTCAGAATTTGATACAATGATTATGGCAATTCAAGATACACAGTTTGATACAACAGCAGGTGCAGTTAAGTTTCCAGAAGATGAAACACCTACAAGTTCGTACTTGCCAGTAAAAGCAACAAGAGCCAGCAAAGTTTTAGCATTTGACAGTTCAGGTGAGTTTTCAATGAAGACTGATTTAACTGCCGGCACATCTGCTATAACAGGAACAATAGTTAAAGGAACAACAAGTTTACAAACACCATTGATTGAATACACAGATGGTGATGATGCTATTACTATTGCAGATGGTGGTGCAGTTACTATTGCAAATTTAACAGCAAGTTCAGTTAACATAGATGGTGGTGCTATAGATGGCACAGCAATAGGAGCCAACTCACACAGCACAGGTAAATTTACAACATTACAAACAACTGGTGCAACAACTTTACAAGGTTTAACATATCCATCAAGCGATGGCTCAGCAGACTTCGTTCTGAAAACAGACGGGTCAGGTAATTTGTCCTTTGGGGCAGTTGCTGGGCTGAGTTTATTCACAGCACTAACAGACACACCAAGTGACCTATCAGGTCAAGGTGGCAAGTACGTTAGAGTTAATTCAGGTGGCACAGCATTAGAGTTTGATACATTTACTTCAGATGATGCCGCCCAAGGTTCAAACAATATATATTTTTCAACATCAGGTGCCGCAGTTAATACAACAAATTTAGCAGAAGGAACAAACCTTTACTTTACTAATGCTAGAGCGGATGCAAGAATTACAAATGCAATACTAGATGAAGATAATTTTGCAAGTGATAGTGCAACAAAAGTACCAACTCAACAAAGTGTCAAGGCTTACATAGCAACTCAGATTGCTACAAAAGATAATTCAGATGAGATCACAGAAGGATCAACAAATTTATATTTCACAAATGCAAGAGCCAGAAGTGCAGTTTCAGTAACTGACTCAGGTGGTGATGGAAGTTTAGCATACAACAGTTCAACAGGTGTTATTACATACACAGGACCAAGTGCAAGTGAAGTAAGAGCACATATTACAGCAGGTGAAGGTATTGACATAAGTTCAGGTGCAATATCAGGTGAAGATGCAACAGCATCTAACAAAGGTATCGCTTCATTTAGTTCAGATCATTTCAGTGTAAGTTCAGGTGCTGTAAGTTTAGCGGCAGATGGTATCAATGATACACATTTGGATTTTGGAACAGGAACAAATCAAATTAGCACAGATGACATACCAGAAGGTTCAAATAAAAAATTCTTTACAACCAATGGTGGTGCAATAAACACAGATTCATTACCAGAAGGTTCAACGAATCAATACTTTACAAATGCAAGAGCACAAGCACAAGCACAAGCAGTTTCAATTAATAATGTATCTGAAGATTCAACACCACAGTTAGGTGGAAACTTAGATGTTAATAATCAAGACATTATTTCAGGTATAACAAATGGTGCAGTAGAAATCAAACCAAATGGTACAGGTGCTTTCAATGTAGAAACACAAGGTAATATAGAAATAAAAGCAGGTGTTGGAACATTACAAGGCAATGGTTGGCAGTGGTTAAGTGATGACACTATGAAAATTTTACAATACACAGCACCAGATTCATCAAATTCACAAAGATTTAATATTGCTTCAGGTGATTACGGTGTTGGTTATGCACCATTACACTTACAAGGTGGAATGAGTATTGGTGGTGGAACATCAGCAACAACAGATTTATTATTCAACACTGGTATACAGATTGAAGCAGACACCAAAGGTTTTCCAGCAGTGGTTATGAAAACAAAATCTTCAGGTAATCAAGACAGTGGTAATGATAGGTTTGGTAACATTTGGTTTGCTAGAAGTGGATCAGATTCAGGCGATGCATACGTAACAGAAAACGCAACCATTGGTGGTTTTTATTGTAGTCCTTATGATGCAGATGATGGTGACTATTACAATGTTACAGCAAAATTCTTAGCCACAGCAACAGAAGACCATAGTGATGGGGCTATGGGAACAATGATGCAATGGTTTGTTACCAAAGATGGTTCTAAATCTTTAAAAGAAGCACTTAGAATGAAAGGTAACAGAGTTGAAGTAAATCCAGGAAACAATAACATTGATTTCAGGGTTGATGGTGACACCAATGACGGTGTTTTATTTGTAGATGCAGGAACAGAAAGAGTTGGTGTTAAAACAACATCACCAAGTGTGGATCTTGATGTAGCAGGTTCATTTAAAGCAACAAGTTTTGATTCAAGTGTTATATTGAGTCACTTAGGTGACGTTGCATATCCTTCAGCACCTGATGGCACAAATTGTTATTTAAAATATAATACATCTACTTCAAAATTTGAACCATCAACATTAAGTTTAACAAGTAAT